AGACGAGATTGCAAACGCAGAGAAAAGTGTTTCTAAATTAAAAGAACAAGCAAAACAATTATCTCAATTTGAAATACCTGAGATGATGGAGAAAATGCATATTACAAAATTAAAGCTTAAGGATGAAGAAGTTATAGAAATAAAAAAATTCTATAGTGCCTCTATCTTACCTGAGAATCAGGAAAAAGCTTTTCAATGGCTTCGAAACAATGGCCTAGGTGACATCATTAAAAACGATGTTACCGTTACCTTTGGTCAAGGCGAAGACAACAAGGCGAGCAAATACGCGGACCTTGCAAAAGGTCAAGGATATGAACCAGTCCAGAAGATAGGGGTTCATGCCATGACACTTAAAGCAGTAGTCAGGGAGCGTCTCGAATCTGGACGTGAGATGCCCTCTGACCTATTTAAAACTTACGCGGGTAACAGTACAAAAATCACAAGGAGATAGAAATGAGTGACGAGAAACAAGTAGCAATAAAAAAAGAGGCAGAGCTACCTTCAACAATATTGTTTGAAGATGATGCTGCATCAGGTTTTGAGAATGTAAAGACACAAAGTTTGGCTTTACCTATTTTGAAACTTTTACAGAACGGCTCAGGAGAAGCACAGAAGCGTAATCAAAGTTATGTTGAAGGTGCGGAACCAGGCATGTTTTTAAATATAGTTACAAAAAAACTATATGATGGAGCAAAAGGAATAGAAGTTATTCCCTGCCACTATAAGTTAGAGTACCAAGAGTGGGCTGATTTTGGAACTGGTTCTAATAGACCAGAGAACATATACGCCGATAACTCTGAGATTCTATCAAAAACCACTAAAGATGGATCTGGTAAAGACCGATTAGATAATGGTAATTATATCTTAACTGTTGGTCAGCACTATGTATTGATCGTTGATGGAGATTCTATTGAACAAGCTTTAGTATCTATGAGTTCGTCTCAAGGTAAAATAAGCAGAGGATGGAACTCTATGATGTTGTCCATTACCTTCAATGGTAAAAACGGACCATACAATCCATCATCTTTTAGTCACAGTTATAAATTAACTTCAGTTTTAAATTCTGGTAAAGGTAATCAATGGTATGGTTACAACGTTACTAAGATTGGACCAGTTAAAGATAGTAGTTTATATGAACGTGCTAAAAAATTTTACACTAGTTTAGCTAGCAAATAGTGTGAATAGTGGGCGGCCAATGGAGACGTAGGCCGCCCATGTTTAATCAGAGAGCAATATGAAAGAGTTAAATAAATTTATATATATTTTTGAAGGTTTAGATATTGCCCACGGCATTACCAAAAAAAGTAGTCAAGTAAATGAAAAGGGTAAAAATGAAACAAGATCTTTTACCGTGCATAAACCACCTATTGAAAAATTATGGCAAGATCATTTAGAAGGTAAGGATCCTGGCTTAGGTATCATTCCTATTAACAGAGACAATAAATTAAAATGGGGTTGTATTGATGTAGATGTATACCCTGTAAATCACCAAGACTTTATTAAAAAACTACAAGAAAAAAATATTAAAGCAATAGTATTTCGTTCCAAATCAGGTGGAGCCCACATATTTGTTTTTACAAAAACGTTTGTCCCAGCCATTGTAATGAGAGCCAAGTTAAAAATAATAGCATCAGAAATTGGTTATGCAAGAGCAGAGATATATCCTAAGCAGGATACTATCAACGTAGCTAGAGGAGACACAGGAAGTTTTTTAAATCTACCTTATCATAATTGCAAGGACTCAGTAAGGTATGCATTTAATTCTAAGGGAATGAAAATGTCTCTAGAAGAATTTTTTGATTACCACAACGAAATGGCTATGACAGAAGAAGAGCTAACTAATTTTGCTATTGTAAACGAAAAAGAAAGTTTAGATTATTTTAAAGGTATGCCTCCATGCTTAGTTACTTTATTAAGCGACGGAGTTCCAAACGGACAGAGAAATAATTGTATGTATAATGTTGGTGTATACCTTAAAAAAAGATACACACAAAACAATGAATGGAAAGGTCGTATGCATATATACGATGAAAAATTTATGAAGCCACCACTAGGTGCAAATGAAATTGATGTATTAAAAAAATCTCTTGATAGTAAAGAGTATAGATACAAATGTAAAGATGAACCAATATCTAGTTTTTGTAATGCAAAAAAATGTGCAACAAAAGAATTTGGTATAGGAGAAGATGGACCTACTTTAGAAATTACAGAAATTAGAAAGTACGAATCTGAGCCACCAATCTGGTTTGTTTCATTAGATGGTCCCACAGTAGAAGTAGATGGAGCCACACTTCATGATGCAGAGAAATTTTCTGTGGCATGTATGGAACAGATTGGAAAACCTTTAATGCCCGTACCTAAACATGCGTGGCGAAAAGCATTAATAAAATTAATGGTAAATGCTAAACCAATAACTGCTCCAGAATCCTCTAAGATTAGTGTGCAATTGACTGAAATTTTGTCGGAATATATTAATAAAACACCAGGTCGAGATAAAGAAGATATTCTAAGAGGTGTTGCCTTTACTGATAAAAACGGCATAACCATGTTTAAGTTCTCTAATTTTTGGAAATACTTATTAAGAACAAAAACTTGGGCAGACAAGACATACCCAAAACAAAAAACATTAAGGATGTTGCAACAGTTATTTAAAGCAACAGAAACTAGTCCAAAAATAGACGGTAAGACACATAGAGTTCTAGAAATGAACCACGTTAATTTAGATAAACCATCTACAAAAAAATATGAAATGGAGAAAGAACCATGGCAGTAATCAGAAAAAAAATAATGGGTCCACCAGGTACAGGTAAAACCTACAGGCTTGTCAATCATTATTTAAACAAAGAGATTAATGACCTACATACAGATCCACAGAAGATAGCTTATGTTACTTTTAGTAGAGCTGCAGCTTTAGATGGTGCAGAAAAAATTCAAAAAGTTTTTCCCGGAGTTGAACTTTTATATGTATCAACGCTTCACGGCATAGGAACCAAAGAACTAGCAATTAATACTAAAGAAAAATTGTTAAACGGTAAGAAATGGAAACAGTTTAAAAATGTATTTCCAATTTATTCTGCCGTAAACTTTGATACTTTTATTAACGAAAGCGGAGCCACCATACATCAAGATAAGAATTTACAGGTTATAAATTATGCTAGAGCAAAATTGATTAGTCTACAAGAAGCTTCTATACAATTAAATTATCATCAAGGCTCTGTAGATATATTTTTTGTAGAACAATTAGAAAGAGATATTGAATATTATAAGAAATCAAATGTTATGTATGAGTTCTCTGACATGATTAAACTATTTGTTGAGGAAAAGAAACATCTTGCTCTCGATGCAATTTTTCTTGATGAAGCCCAGGATCTGAATCCTCTGCAATGGAATATGTTTTTTTACATTGAGTCAAGATGTAAACGATCTTACATTGCAGGGGACGACGACCAAACAATATATAATTTTCAAGGTGCAGACTCTAATATTTTTATAGACTTAGATGGAGAAAGAGACGACCAAGAAAAGTCTTACAGAGTTCCAAAAGCAGTGCATAGAAAAGCCTTAGAGATACTACCTTACATAAGTAAACGAGTAGATAAGAAATGGTACCCTAAAGATGAAGAGGGAGAACTTATTGAAAACTGTTACTTAGAAGAGCTAGATTTTAATGAAGGAGAATGGATGATTCTAGCAACAACTAATAAATTACTAAAAGATTTTTCAGAGCATTTTTATAGAAAAGGTTTAAGAATTTTTGGTAAAGGAAACACTATCCTACCACAAAAAACTTTAGAAGCTTATAGAACTTGGAACAAATTAAATAACGGAGAACTAGCAACAGTTGAAGAAACAAAAAATATGTGGACTTATTTAAACTACAATAAGAATCATATTAAGTATGGTTATTCTAGCGGCAAAACATTAAGCAGTGAGGAAATAATATCTTTAGATATTTTAAAAAAGAAACATGGTTTGTTAATTGAAGGTGATTGGCAACAGTTAAGCTTTGATGAAGATGTAAAAAAATATATAAAAAGTATTTTAAAAAGCGGTGATAATTTATCAACAGATCCAAGAATAGAATTATCTACCATACACGGAGCCAAAGGTAGAGAAAGAGAAAATATTGTTTTGTGTATAGACTACGGAACAGAAACACAATCAACAATGTTAGCACAAAAAGCAGCTGAAGATCCAGACTCAACACACAGATTGTTTTTTGTTGGAACAACACGGGCGATGAAAAGGTTGTATATTTTATCACCTTTAACAGCGCACTACTACACAATAGGAGGACAAATAATATGACACACAAAGATGACTTTAAAGAGATAGCTTATGATTCGTTAGAAAAACAGGTGGGTGGAAAACACTATCGATCTTTTAAAATTCAGCCAGCACAGTTTATAAATGAAAATGGGTTGAAATTTGCAGAAGGCTCGGCTATAAAATACATATGCAGACACTCCTCCAAGGGAAAAGAAGAAGATATTAAGAAAGCAATGCATTATTTAGAAATGATTTTAGAAAGAGATTATAGTTAATGTACACTGCACAAACAGAATGGAATAGCCCCACTTCTTTTCCAGACTTAAAAGATCACAAGTATATTGCAATCGATTTAGAAACAAAAGACCCTAGTTTAAAATCACGTGGTTCTGGTGCGTTGATTGGAGAAGGTGAGATTGTTGGTATTGCGGTAGCTGTAGAGGGATGGTCGGGTTATTATTCTTTTGGACATTTAGAACAGAATCATTTTGATGAAGTCAGTGTTATGAGTTGGATTAAAGATGTATGTGCTTTACCTGCTACAAAATTATTTCACAATGCGATGTATGATGTTTGTTGGTTAAAAGCATACGGAGTTAATATTAATGGACACATTGTAGACACAATGGTAATGGCAGCATTGGTTGATGAAAACAAATTCTCATACTCACTAAACAGCGTATCATATGAATGGTTGGGTGAAGTTAAAGACGAGACAGCATTGAAAGAAGCCGCAGCTAAAGCTGGTGTTGACCCAAAAGCAGAGATGTGGAAGTTACCTGATATGTTTGTTGGTGCCTATGCAGAGAAAGATGCTGAATTAACTTTAAAACTTTTTAAAAAATTATCTGTAGAAATTAAAAAACAAAATCTTACAAATATATTTAATTTAGAAACTCAATTGTTTCCTGCGTTAATTGATATGAAAATTAAGGGCGTTCGAGTGGACGTTGAAAAAGCTCATAAATTGAAGCAACAATTAGCATCACAAGAAGAAAAATTGCTCCTAGAGATAAAAAAAGAAACCAACCTAGAACCTCAAATATGGGCTGCAAGAAGTATTGCCAAAGTTTTTGATAAATTAGGTTTACCTTACGCAAGAACTGCAGCATCGAAGGCACCTTCATTTACTAAAAACTTTCTTCAAGAACATAAAAATCCTATTGTTAATAAAATCTCAAAAGCAAGAGAGATAAACAAAGCACATACTACATTTATAGATACGATTATCAAGTATCAATATAAAGGTAGAATACACGCAGACATCAACCCTATTAGAGGTGAGGGTGGCGGGACCGTGACAGGTAGATTTTCATATTCAAATCCAAACCTCCAACAAATCCCAGCGAGGAACAAGCAGCTAGGGCCTATGATTAGATCTCTATTTATACCAGAGAGTGGTCACAAATGGGGATGTTTTGATTACAGTCAACAAGAACCAAGATTAGTTGTGCACTATGCAGCTTCAAGTCAGAAACTTCGTAATGAAGAAGAAGTAAAAAAGATTGTGAATGAGTTTAATAATAACGAAGTAGACTTTCATCAGACTGTAGCAGACATGGCAGACATATCTAGGACACAGGCTAAGACAATTAATTTAGGTTTGTTTTATGGTATGGGTAAAGCAAAGCTACAAGCAGAATTAGGTTTATCGACAAAAGATGAAGCAGAGAAATTATTTAATAAATATCATGACCGTGTTCCATTTGTTAAAGATCTAATGAACAACACATCAAAAGACGGAGCAGCTTTAGGATATATTAGAACTTTACTTGGAAGAAAATGTAGGTTTGATAAATGGGAACTAAATGAATATAACCCTGGAGTCTTTAGTCCTCCAATGACTGAAGCAGAAGCTAGAGAAGCTTCAATAGTTAAACAAAAAACAAAAGAAATAGAGAAACAAAAATATAAATTAGATCTAGGAGAAATCACAGAAAGCGAAATTTTAAAAAGTATAAAGCCAAATATAAAAAGAGCTTTTACTTACAAAGCTTTAAATAAATTAATTCAAGGTTCTGCAGCAGACATGACTAAACAAGCTATGTTAAATTTATATAGAGAGGGTATTGTACCGCACATACAAATACACGATGAATTGGATATTTCTGTAGAGTCAGACAAGCAAGCTAAAAAAATTATTGAGATTATGGAAGAAGCTGTTACATTAAAGATCCCCAATAAAGTTGACTATGAGTCAGGAGATAACTGGGGGCAAATAAATGGATAATTATAATGGCTTACTTAAACTCAAACATACCAGCGACTTATGCGCAAATAAGAAGAGAATATTTATACGATTGTAAAAAACATCATGGAGAAGTTGAAGACTGTATTATCTTTGGTATTAGCTCTATTGCAGGTAGCGCACTTTTATT